ACTGAGGTATGTAATGAATAGAGTTCACCTAATGTAATATCTTTATTATATTTATCATGGGCTTTTTGTATCGTTTCATATAATGAACCAAAGTTTCCCTCAAATACTGATCGAGAGATTCTTCCCTTGTATTGAGTATAGAATTTTTTATTTAATAATAACTTAAGCATTTGTTTTTCTATCATATAACTCCAGCCTTTCTCATTCTATCAACACCATCTTCAACTTGTTTAGATAATCTTCTATTGTCCTGCCTTAACTCACAAACTTCTTTCTTAACTGCTATCATTTCAGGAGAGTTTATACCTGTAGCTTTGATTAATGCTGTTTCTGCTTCTGCATTGTGTACTTTATCTTTAAGTTTTTTAATTTCTTTTTCATATTTAATAATCTTATTTATCATAAGACTATCAGCTTCTTTTTTTATTTTTTCTATACCAAATATGTGCTTTATATACTCAATCATTTCCCCCATAAAACATTTCCTTTATCTCTTCAGTATTAAAATATTTTAAATCATCTTTAATCTGCTTTACTTCTACATTTAAAAAACCACTGAATCTTAATTCATTAACAATCTTAAATGATTTTGTAGTAGCATCAGGATCAAGAGCAACATATAATTTTCTGTAAGGGTTTATATAATTCTTATGGTTTTCTATTAAAGAAGTTCCAAGTATAGCAATACCAGTTAAGATATTAGATACAGCACAAGCAGATGCACAATCTTCTACGATCACTGCATCTTTACACTCACCACATTTAAAAGGAATATTTTTATCTGTATACATATACCACTTAGGATACACTTGAGCATTAAGCCCACGACCTACAGCACCAACATAAGTATTATCTTTAGGATTTTTAATTAAGAAAACAACTCGGTCTTGTTTAACATCATATTTAATATCGGCTCTCCCCCACATGCAGGCTTCCCAACAATTGTTTTTATGTAAATACATTAAGGCTTTATCATTTGAATGTACTGATTTAAAACTATCGGGCAAATTAAACACCTTTAATTTTCCACTAGTAGTTGGCACGAATGTTTTATTAACGTAAGACATATTCTTCTCTGTTATTTTTTTACCCTTTGCACTACAGGATGCATGAAAACAATGCCATCTTATGGTGTCATGAGTGGTATCAATTACAAGTGTATTTTTATTATGGCAGAATGGACAATCCTGTCTCATCTCTGTATCAGGTGGTATACCTAATCCTTCCACTACTGCTAGTTGTTGGTTGAAGTTCATACCCAAGTTCCTAATATATTTTCTTTCTTCTTTACCTCACCAGTAACTTCTTCATAGGTAGTTGTAAATCTCTGCATAGCATAAAACTTTTCCTTTTGTAGTCGAAGAGAGCCATCCTTAAGACAGGATGCTACCTTATCTTCAACCATTTTTACTGTAGGTTCTTGATTAAAAACGACTTCGCACTCGCCAATGCCTCCGTGTCCGTAGAGTCTTATTTTGAATTTTTTCACTGTCTTTTCGTATACCACACTTTTTAATAAAAGTAAAGGATAAAGCTGAAGTATCTACTAATAATCCATTAGCTACACATGACCAATCAATCGGATTTCTTTTCATAGTCCACAAATCTCTCAGAGTTTTGTGCATGTAAGTCTTCGGCTTGTTCTATCTCTTGTCCGTACTTACCTTTTAGGTGGTCTATTGTTTCTTCTTCAAAACCATCAACAATATTTTGTAAGTCCTTACAATAATTATAAAAATCTTTTGGAATAGTTTCTTCATTTCCATCAGACCATTTAACTTTTATATTATACTCTACTATTTCTAGTGGTGGTTCATTTGGTTGACTCATGTTCCTCCTTCCATTTATTATATCCTCTTACCCATTGTTTTTGTGTGGTAGCTTTGGGTTTCTTTTCTTCTTTACCACTATGAAATGCCCTTACTTGAACATGTCCATGTTTATTTATATAGGTACACCACCCACTGAACTTAGGATACTTAAGCAACAAACTTTTAAATAGTTTCTTCCAACTCATTGCTTTCATAATCTCAGCTTCGCCACCTTCTTTAGTAACTGTGTATTCGTATCTCATTTTATGCCCTTTCAATTAGTTTATCAACAACTACTTTCATATTAAGTTTCTCAAGTTTACCTTTCTTCTTGCTTACACATAAAGCATTACGTAATCTTATAATGTAGCTTGGTTCAAGACCTGCGATATCACACATTAAAATAAACTGTTTTTTATTTTCATCAAAGAATGATCGTGCAGTTCTGATCTCCATCTTCATAACACCCTCACCAACAGAGCTTGCAGGATTTAAATAACCTAAACTATCCATAAGTGTACGCACAAAGAAAGCACGACCCATATTCTCGTGACCTTCCCTTTCTCTAGAATATTTATTGGCAGATCCTATTGCATTCCGTATGCTCATTTAACCCACTCACCTGTGCCTTTCTTACAATAATGTGCGTATACTTGAACACCTTTATATAGCACACCTGTTTCTGTTTCATTAGGCTGTACCATTTCAATAAACTTATCATTGCAAGATTGATTCAACATCAAACTTACAGGTACTTTAGCAACTTCACCATTGAGTAGATGAAGTATCATTACAACTACTTCCATAACTTATTCCTTTGTTATACATTTTATTTTAATTGCTTTTTCTATAAAAATATGATATACTATTATGTCACCTTAGGGGAGCCTATATATACTAAGTAGGGTTATCCAAATCTTTATCATCTTTTTCAAGATTAAGAGTTATACGGGTAGTTTTAAATTCAGCATTGATCATCGCTTTAATCATATCAATCTGTTTCTTAAGACGACCAATCATATCTACAGGAATTGCATCCGATGTAATCCAATGTAAAAGATCAGAAGTTATTTGAGATGAAACATCTTTCTTTTTTAATCCGAAGTATTCCCAATCGGGATCAAAGGATTTCTTCTGTAAATGTTTACTCATTGGATCTTCAACGACTACAGGGGTTTGTTCTTTGTTATCTATTGCCATTAGATTAATCCAAAGATTTCTTTGAAGGACTTCATAGTTTTCTCATCAAAAACTTGAAGGCATTTGGTGTCTATTAATATATTTCTAGCCCTGTTTAACTTATCCCGCTCTGATATTTTATACTCTACTTCTTGCATAACAACATCATCACGATGCTTAAGTTCTTTCTTTAGGGATTGAATTGTTTTGTCTTTAACTGTGCAACATTGACTTGTACTTTGGGTAGCCATAATAATCTCCTTTGTTTAAGTTACTATGGCACCACTATCATACTAAAATAATATTGTCAAGAAAAAATTAAAGGGTAAGTAACTAAAATAAATACTCCCCCATAAAATACACATCCGAATAGATCACGCATTATATCCTCCAAGTTATTAACATGGGATAAACCTATGTACTCTAGGATAGAATGTCAAGTGTTGGGACTAAATTTATACCTTAAATAAGCCTTGATTTTACTGGGTTTTTGGGGGGTATGAAAATATTTTTATTTCTGTTGCATGAAAATGACACCAAATCCGACAATTCCACCAAGAAAAAATATGAAAGCTAAATTTGTATGAGAAGAAACTCCAAGAATAAATCCAATAATAATTGAGAGTACTGATAGGATCAGACAGATAAATTCTGTCACTAAAAAATTCCGAGATGGTTTAAAAGTTTTTTTATTTTAATTGATATTAAATAGCTATGTCCTAATGAACACATGCGTTCACCATTTATCCACCAATGATCTTTCTTATCATTATCTTGTACTGCCTTACCACCAAACATTTTTTCAATTAGAAATTTATCTGTCCATCTAAGGTGATCTTTAGTTTTGAATATAAGATTAAGGGTATACTCATGATCACCATCATGTAGATTAAATTCTTGTAAAGTATAAAGGGCTTTAGACATATTGAAACACACTTATGTACCCACAGGTTTCTCTCACCTACCGAAGTAGACGGTGGATGCATTTGCAATTACACCCAACTGCTGTGGAACTACCAAGTTTTTCGGTTAAGAATTAGAGCGTTCATCTAATTAACCCTTGATAGAACAAGTTACTGACGCAGTTTGTATAAAGGTATTGTAACCCCAGCACACTCACCGACAGGGTGGTTAATCCCTGATCTTTACGACTTTCACCCAACCTTATCACCCTAACCAAACAATTCTTTCAGTCAGTACATAAGTGATACTCTATATATATACCATTAAACATAGATGTCAATAGAAAAAATTCGAATATTCGATTTTTAATACTTGACTTTATTATTTAAATTCTTTAGTTGTATTGTATTCTGTTTTGTTATTAGGCATAGCTATTATTGGTGTTTAAATTCATACGTGCCGAAACATCTCTCAGAACAGATAGGGGTAGTACCTAGCGGTATTGCCCCGCTATTAATTAAACATGAAAAGGAAAACTATGAACAAACAAAACGATGCAATAAAAAAGAATAAAGAAGAAACAAAAAAATCCATAGAAAGTGGTGTGAAATTAGGTAAAGCCTATGG